TTTTGAAAAGCTAGGAGAGTCAATAAAGTCACGGGATGAGAATCTATCCGAAGTATGGCGTACTGATATGTTTACCTGGGATGCCAACAATCCTGCAGCAATCTCAGGATTACATAACAAAGGTGCGTGCGTATTTGTTGGTATAGACGAAGCGGCAGGTGTACCCGATGTAATTATTACTTATCTAAACGGTGCGATGACTGATACAGATACGATGAAGATTTGGTTAATGATTGGAAACTCGGATGACCCTGAAAGTTCATTTGAGCGCAAAATGATTGATCCAAACTGGGTAGCACGTCGAATTGATTCGCGTACTGTTGAGTCTGTGTCAAAAGACTTTATCAATCAAGTTCTGCAAGAGTGCGGTGGTAACGAGGATGCTGATGACTTCAGAGTTCGCGTTAGAGGACTTCCGCGCAAGTCTAGTTCCGACAGTATCATTGACGCTGCAGCGGTGGAAAATGCGCTGAATGGTAAGACTGAGATCGAATCACAGTCAATGTTACCATGCGTGATGACAGCCGATTTAGCGTGGACAGGTGGAGACTTCTGTGCGCTTTGGATTCACCAGGGATCAGTTTCGATCTTGGTGGATTTTTATAAATTAGATAAAGAACAAGGTGAGACGCATGTCTACACATACCAACGAATGGTGATGTGGGAGAAAAAGTACAAAGTCGATTACGTTCTGATAGATCAGGCCGAAGGTACAGCTGTGTTTTCTTTTGCGCAAGCGCAAGGTAAATTTAACTGGGAACTGGTTAGCTTTGCGTCGTCACCAAACGATGCGCCCGACTTTAAAGACTCTCAGTACCAGAACATGCGTGCTCAAATGTATTATGAAGCTAAGAAATGGTTAATGCAGGGTGGAACAATTAAATATTTAAATGACGAATGGCGCGATTTAATTCGTAAGCAATTATGCTGGACCAAAGGCATAAGAAACCGAACGACGTTGAAGAAACAGGCAGAGGCCAAGATCGACATTAAAGCTCGCGTGGGTTCATCACCGGACGTGGCCGATGGCTTCGTACTTCGCTTCAGTCGCATTTTTTACGATCGACAGCCAGAGAACACCACCGAGGAGATGCGCGACGTGTACGACACTGGTTATGAGCAAATAGAGTGGAACCCGTATGCGAAAATGTAAGGTAGTTCGAATAAAGTCTAAAGACCTAACGCACGAATTAGAGCAGTTCATTGTAAAGTCCTGTAAAGAACTGAAAAAAATATACGGTAAGACTTATGATTTAAGTCACTTCCCTTTTGAAGAACTGATGGACAATCATTATTTTGCGATTTGCTATGATAAAACTGGACCTGTGGGCATGATGATTGGTCGGTTAAAAACTAATATATTCGACGCGAATGTAATATTTTTGACTCAGATTACGTTATATGCGGTCCCTGGAACAAAAGCTGCATATTATTTGATGAACGATTTTATTGACTTTGGTAAAAACAATGCAAACTATATAATCAGTACCATAAACACTCAAACAAATATTAAAGGTCGTTCTTTGGAACGGCTGGGATTTAAAGAAACTGAACGAGTATTTAGGTTGGAGGTCAAGTGAGTGATGTTGAAGAAACCATTGGCAATGCATTTAGACCAATCAATGAAGGGTTAAATAATGCTACAGGTGGTAGAATTAAATCCGGTGCTGATTTGTTTAGAATTATGCTTCCTTATGAAGTAACCAACGGCATTGATAATATGTTAACACCACCCGACTATTCAGGACCACTGGACGCAGCAGCACAACAACTCGATAACGAAAAGCGCAGACGCGCTAACGAAGCTAATCGAAAAGAGATTAGAAGCTCACAGCTTGCAAGACTGTTCTTATCAGAAGACGGTACAAATACAAACACTCCCTCTAACAGTTTCATGGGGTAATAATGAATTATAATAAAAAGGAAATGGAACATCTGCGAATCGTTTTAAAGAATGAGTTCCAGACGTTCCGAGATGATTGGATTGACGCTGGTCTTTGGGTTGATCCAACTCGCGTTAAATACATGCTTGGTAAAACTAAAGGTAAACGCGACAACCAACACATCGTAGACATGACTCACTTGTTGGCTCATCGCTCGATGGTATCAGGGTTTTTAGAAGGTAATACATCTTCAACTCGATCTTGGTTTAAGTTTGCCCACCCTGATAAAAGATTAAATAAACTTACAAATGTAAAAGCCTACATGCAAAACTTGAATGATCGTTGCTTGGCAATTGCATCAAGTTCAAATCTTTATTCGGCGTTAGCGGAAGCTTACGCTGATTGGGGAATTTTTAATACGACTGTTCTTTACATTGATGAGTTAAAATCTGGACCACACTTCACAGTGCTCGGTGCAGGAACTTATTACTTGATGAACAACGAAACAGGTGTGGCAGACGTACTCGTTCGTGAGTTTGATTTAACTGTTAAGAATTTAGTTGAGACATACGGTAAACGAATTAACGGCGAATGGGACTGGTCAAACTTCTCAGAGCGAGTTAAGAATCTTTACAAAGATGGAAACTTCACAGTTAACATTCGTGTGTGTGAAAAAGTTTGCAAAAATGATTTCTATACAAATGACATGCCAGAGGGTGGACCGAATCGTAAGTGGGTATCAATCACTTATGAATGCGGTGGAACTGATGGCGACCAATATGCAAACGGACTTAATGAGTCTGATTTAGCAAATGAAATTTATTTACGAGTTCAGTACCGTACACGAAAACCGTTCATTGCATTTAGAAATAAAGCATCGAACAACTTCCCTTATGGTGAAACTGGACCAACGACTATGGCACTTGGTTGCATTAAGTCGTTGAATAAAAAAGCGATCAGCAAAGATACAGCAATTGATTTGTTGTTACGACCACCGATGCAGGGTCCAGCAAGTTTAAAAAAGTCATATTTAAATACGAATCCAAGTTCATATACTGCAATGGATGCGCACGCACTGGCACAGGGTGGAGCTAAACAGCTTTTCCAAATCGGTGCCCAGGCCGTTGAAGTATTGAATCAGGATACAGCCGATCTTCGCAACATGGTCCGTAAGGTTTACTACGAGGACTTAATGTTGTTCTTGTCGCAGAATCCAAAGACCAGAACTGCAGAAGAAGTTCGTGCGGTAATGAGCGAGCAACAACTCGTCATTGGTCCAGCATTACAAGCGTTGAATCACACATTAAATAATCCATTAGTTGATTACCTGGCCGATTATGCGATCAATGAAGATCCGTATGTTGGTCCACCACCTGAAGAAATTGCAGGTACGTCACTTCGCGTGGTATTTATCTCTGTGTTCGCGCAAGCGCAACGTGCAGCGGATTTACCAAGTATCGACCGTTATATGTCTGCAATGAGCGGATTATTCCAAGCGACTCAAGACCCAAGAATTTGGGATAAAGTTGACACTGATGCGTATGCTGATCTGTATGAAGATCGTTTATATTTACCTGTCGGTCTTAATCGTGACCAAGGCATGGTTGATGCGAAACGACAACAGCAACAGCAACAACAGCAACGTCAACAGCAAATGACTGAGACTTTACCAGCTGTTGCAGGAGCGCAAAAGGATATTGTGCAAGCACAACAGATGAGACAGCAAATGCAAGAGCAAGGACAATAGATGACTGAACAGGAAAAAGAACAAATAGAACAGGCAAAATATCAGTCGATTTTAAAATCGACACAGGTATTAATGAGTTACCCACATGGAAAGAATTTCTTAAAGTATTTATTCGAGAATTTCCAAGTGGGTAAAGTTCCACCTGTAGGATTATATGGAGATGTTTTGATTGAACAAACTTCATTCTACAGATGTGGAAGTGCAATTTATCAATTATGTTTAGAAGCTTCACCAGAATTGACTGGTAGCTTAATCGCTGAAATGAAACGAGAAGAGGAGAAAAACAATGTTCCAGAAAATTAAGATGAATCAAGTAGACGCAAACTTAACTCAAGGAGGAGCAGGTGCGCCAAACGCGACAACACCGCCGAACCCAGCGGCATCTCAAGCGCAAGGGGGTATCGACGACACTACAAAAGCGATCAACGATCTCTACGGAACGAAGCCCGACCCAACTAAAGTCGAGCCGCCACCGCAAGGAGTTCCGACAAAAACAACTGAAACAGATCCAGCAACAGGATACGTTGCTCCACCTGCAGGAGAACCAGCTGGATATAAACCACCAGAACCAGGAACAAAGCCTGATGAAAAAGACGCTCCTGTTCCAAAAACGGAAAGTACGTTCGACGAATCAGGAATGACAAAAGAACAGATCGAAGCGGTTAAAAATTTCGCTGCAGCAAACAAATTATCTAAAGAAGCGTTAACCGAATACGTAACTTTAAGTAAAGCAGCGAAGAATAATTTTGAAGGATTTAAAGCTGAACAAATGAAAGCGGCACAGGAAGCACAAGCTAAACAGCGCAGTGAGTGGTATAACTCATTGAAAACTGATAAAGATTTTGGTGGTGAACACTTTGAAACGAACTTAAAAAGAGTGGATACTGTACTCGAAAAGTTCTTTCCAAACACCAAAAACATGTTGACAAAAGCTAAGGGCATGTTGCCTCCTGATGTTATGAAAGATTTTCAAAGTCTGCATAAATTGTTATTAGGACAAGAGGGAACTTTGGTAAATCCAAGCGCATCTGCGGATGCTGGTATGAGTGAAGATGAGAAATTTTTAGCAAACTATTACAAATAGGTTGTACTGGTTTACAAATTTTAAAAGGAGTTTTAAATGGCAACAAAAGGCGTAGGTTACGTATCGCTACTAGATGTAGCGAAAAAAGGTGATAAGGTAGCGGAAGTCCTTACACTTAAAAATAAAATGATGGGTGACATTCCGTACACCGAAATGAATGAAGGAACGATTCATAAAGAATCAGTTCGAGCGTTTTTACCTTCACCAAAATATCGTAAGGCCAATCAAGCGATTGCGTCTGCGAAGTCTGGTATCGAAGAACGTACATTCTCTGCAGCACACTTTGAGTCTCGTTCACAGATGGACGCTAAAGTTGCTTCACGCGGTGGAATGGATCGCGTTGGTATCAACCGTTGGAACCAAGCACAAGGTCATATCCAAGCTATGGCTAACGAGCACGCTCGATTGATGATCTACGGATCACCGTCAGGCGAAGGAAATAAAGAGCCAGGATTAGCAGACATCTATTACACAAAAACTGCAGCTACTAATGAAACTGCAAAGAACGTTGTTGATGGTGGTGGTGTAGGTTCTGATAACACTTCAATCTGGTTAGTTAACTGGAATCCAAATTCAGTTTTCGGAGTTTACCCAAAAGGTACTCAAGCAGGTTTGAAGCGTACTGACTACTCTGAAGGTGGAAAATTAGTACAGTTACAAGGCTTAGAT